CAGGGAGTCCGCCCCCAGTGAAAAAAGATTCAAACGCTTTATGGACACGTTCGCCGTACATAGTTGCTTCCGTTGGCGCCGACTTAAATCGCTTGAGGATTCGGACTTGTTGGTATCGACGACTGCAACCTTGGAAGTCTTTGATCGAGGAATGGGAGTGTGGCATTTTAAGTTTCGCATTTAGCAATCCCCGTATGATGCGCCTCGACCGGCCTCGCAAGCAAGCGGCAGGGTCCCTGCCCATCGCGGGCGCCACGACATGCACTCCTCCACGTAGCGCTGCGCCTCCTCGGCTTCCTCTTCCGGCGCGATGCAAGCCACCGCATCGTGCACCGTCAGCACCGGCGTGTATCGCTTGGCGATGCGCAGCATCTGCTCGCCCACCACGCACCGCGCAACAGCCTGCGTGAAGTTCTCAACGCATTTCCCACCGTAGACAGCCACTATGCGTCCTCGTGACGTGTAGTGCCACCGGAGCTGTCCCTCCTCGTCTGCGAACTGTCGCAGGTCGGGATACTGAATATGCAGCCCGCTGGGCAGGCTCAGCCCCTTGCCGGGTACCACGTGCACAAGTTGTTGGGCGTCCACTGGCATGGGCATCTGCGCAGCCAGCATGGCAAGCGCTGTGTCAGCGCGCTTCCACAACTCAGGAATGCGGTAGTACGTCCGCCGATACGTATCGATGATCCGCTTGGCTTCTTCCTCCGACACCTCAACCTTCGCGCCCGTCTTCAGGAAGAGCCGCAGCTTGGCATGCCCGACGCCGTACCCTGCACCGAGGATCACGGTCTTGCCCACCTGCCGCTGCGTCTTGTCCACTTGGTCTGGTGCTACGCCATAGATCTGCGCAGCCATGATCCGATAGACGTCCTGCTTGTTCGCAAACGCATCGACGAGATCCATCTGTCCGGCCAGCCATGCGAGCGTACGCGCTTCGATCTGCGAGGAGTCGCAGTCGATGATGACGTAGCCCGGGGGTGCCTTGATCGCGCGCTTGAGCGTGTTCTTGGTCGGGTCCCGCGCCGGCAGGTTCTGGAGGTTCACCTTATCTTGCCCGGACCAGCGGCCTGAGTGAGCGCCGTAATACCGCAGGGGCACAGGGAACGCACCACGGTTCGACATCTGCAGGAAGCGCTCTGCGCGAGTCTCTTCGATTGTTGACTTGACCCCCAGCCGGGCGGCCACCAGCGCGTTCACGCGCGGATCCGGGTGCTCCTCCATCAGCCGCTTGAAGTCTTCATCGGTCTTGGCGAAGGCGTAGGTCTCTTTGCCCGTGGTGAGGCTGATCTTGGTGGGCGGCTCAACGCCGTACTCACGCAGGAGTTCTGCAAACTGTTTGTTCGACATGAACTGAGCACGATCGACGTTGACCGCAGCGAGCAGGGCCTCTTGGGTCTCGCGGACTTCGACGACGTACTCCCGCAGGAGCGGTGCATCCAGCACGAGCTTAGGCTCGATGAACATACGAAGCGTTGCATCGATCAGCTTCATCTCGCCGACGGGGAACTTGTAGTCCGTGGCGTAGAGATCAAAAAGCTTAGTGGTTAGCTCGACGTCGTTGATGCAGTACTCGCCGTAGCGAGCAAGTTGCTCCTCGGTAAAGTCCGCATGGCGTTTGCCCAGCGCGTTGATGACCTCATCGCCCTTCATACCGATGCTGTGGCGCTTGGCCTGTGCAGCAAGGCCGTGGGCCTTGTCATGTGGGAACAGTGCTCGAGACATGCCTAGCGTGTCGCCCCATGCCCGGGCTTTGCGGTTGAACCGCCAAGCAAGGATGGCTGCGTCGAACATCATGTTCTGTCCGATCACAAGCGAGTTCTCCCAATCGACGGTGCGCAGTCCCTTCTCAATGTGCATCTGGGGGTACCACTGCGCAGGCTCGTCGTTGATCTTGATGGCAACACCGATTGCCTCGAACCGCTCGTCGCGGATGTACTCCTCGGTCGTCAGCTTGGTGAGCGAGTAGTCGCGGTCATAGTACGTCTCAAAGTCCAGCACGACTCGGTTCATGTGTTCTTCTCCTTCAGCTTTGCTTCAAGGTCGCGTTCATATCCCCAATCACCTGATAGGCACTCACCAAATTGATTATGGTGTTGTATATAAAGCGCGTTAATCTCCTCCGCCGTCAGCCCGACCCATCTGTGCGCGGCAGAAGGCGAAGCTGCTTCGATGCTCATAGCCGTCTCCACAAAAACCCCAACGTCAGCCCGTCAATGAAGTTCTTCTTGAACCGCGTCTCCGGTGCCCAGATCACATAGCCAAGCACGATGCCCACGGCCCAGCCAATGAAAAAGGCTTCGGTCATTTCGCACCCCGTTGTTCGGCTTCCATCTCGCGCAGGTCCATCGCAACGTCCGCGACGCCGTGCCAGTCGCACCGTGCGATCATCACTTGCAGGTACTGAATTAAAATTGCCCGCTGTTCTTCGTAGCTCATTCCTTCACCCCCAGTGCGGTACGCACGTCTTCAAGATTTGCCTCATTCACCACGATGGCGATCCCCCCTGCCTCGCGGATGCGCTCCAGCTCCAACAGCTGAAGCTCAGTCGGTTTACCCCTCCCTGCCTTACACTCAATCGCGAAGAAGTACCCCCGATAGCAGCCCACGATATCGGGGACACCCATGCGACCGTAGCCATTGGCCGGAGGCGCGAAGTGGTACGCCCCCAGCTCATCCAGCTCCTTCTTGACTTTGGCCTTTACCGCGCCCTCGGGGGTACGTGCCATCACTGCACCTCGTTCAGTTTCTGGATGTAGTGCTCGAGCTTGCCCGCATCGTCCGGGCCCTTGCGCCCTTGACGCATGGCGTACTTGATAACGTTACCTTTGAGAAAGCCCACAAACTCCTCATGCGTCAGCAACGCCTCCATCACGGTCCAAGGCTGCACCGCCATGTCCTTGTAGTGAGTACCGCCCACCTGCCGGTCGTCTGCTTTTTGATCTGCTTCCATGATGCTGTATATCTCCAGTCGGTCTCTGATTAGGTCTGCAAGGGTTTGCGGGCCGTTACTCATGGGTTGCTATCGCTTACGCGACCTCCAGTGCCACGTGACCACAGCATGGCTACGCGAGGCGTAGCGCCCTTCAACATCAGCTCAGAAGCTGAGTAGCGGGTCATGTTGTGCACGGGGTACCCCGGACCTACATAGATGTCCTTGTCCCGATAGTGCGGCAGGTAAGTGATGCCGCGCAGCTCGAAGACTGGCGTATCGTGGAGATCAGCGGGCGTGTTAGTCTGGTTCGGTTGGATGGGTTTCATGTTGGTTCCTTCAAAAGGGTGCGGGTCCAAGTTCAGTCGTAAGCTCGGTCATCGTAGACCGACCACTGCCGAGAAGTGCTTGCTCGCTCGGGCGATCCGGCTTCAAAGGCCACGGTGGGAACGGCCACTGCACGGCGGCAGGTCCAGAAGCGGGTGTTGCGCCCGTTTGCGCCTTGCTTGATCTCGAAGTCCGCGAGACCGTCTTCTTTGAGTTCATTGAGCGCCCTCCGTATGGTTTTCGGGTCGAGCAGGAAGTGGGTAGCTATCTGCTCTGCTGATGCTGGGGTCTTCCGGCCCTTCAGGTAGCCCAGCGCCTTCGCGTACGTCGATGTCATTTACTTCGCCTCCCTCGAGCGTTGTCTCAACATCTCCTCGTACATCTTCAACGACGTCAAGGTCGCCAAAGACTGAATCGATAGGCAGCACGTCATCGCCGTCTGCCAGTCTTGGGTCAAAGTAGCTTTCCACATGTCGTCGAGGTGCTTTTTGAGCGCCAAGTACCCTTCGCTGTAATCGATCATAGAATCCCTCATAGTCACTGATTGGCATGGGACGCATCGCGCCCCGTTTGGTTACGAACCACGCGTTGACCACGTTGGCGACAACGGGTACTCGCTTACCGAAAGTGTGGAAGAAGAGAGCTCGGACGTTTGCAAGGTCTTGTGGGACGGAGAATTGAGCAACAGTGCAACCTTCCAGTGCACCCACTGCCGAGCGAACTCTCTTGCGTGTATCGGGTAAGTTGGTCGTAATGTCGAAGACAAATCCATCTCCTCCGATAATTGCGTAGAGCTTCATTTCACACCGAACATCCAGAGCTTGAACCGCGCCCACAAGTTGGGCCGCTCCTCGACGACTGCCGTGGGTGTAGCGGTAGGCGCCACGTAGGTGATACCCCCCGGGGGGACGGGGGCGGGGTCGCTTAGCGTAATGATGCCGCCAGCAGGCACTGCCACTGGCGCAGTCGTGAGGGGTGCGACCACCATCGGCGCGGTGGGCTCCGGAGAAGCGATGATAGTCGTTGGCTGCTCTTGCGCGGCCTTACGTTTCATCTGCGACTTGATGTTGTACACCGTGCTGAGCGAAGTCTGGTAGCGCTCAGCGATGTACGAGGGCGACAGGTTGCGGCTAAGCGCTCGGCGGATCTTGGCGGATTTACTCATCAGTCGTCTAGGCATGATCAACTCCTTCTTTTGAAATGAACTGCGTCAGGTTGTACTGCGAATCGGTAATGAACCAGAGAACGGT